CCAAGCGGACGTGACTGGATCACGTCGATTCAATCTCCAGGCAACGACGGTGGCATCGGTGGCTATACCGGCATGTCACCGAATACCGACCTGATCTACGACCCGATCAGAAATATCCTAACTCGAGGTGCGGAGACGTTCCAGATCTTGGATGTGCAGGACAATCCCGGCCATACCATTGTTCGGCTGGTGCAGTTCTGGGTTGACGAGATCGTTGACTCATATTACTGGCGACAAATCGTCACTGTCGAAGGACTGAGTGGATCGGTCATCGCACAGACCTTCCTCAACTCACAGGGCGGCTGGCTCACATCAGTCGACCTGTTCTTCACACGTATTGCCACGACTGGCGACGTTCACGTGATGATCTGCGAGTGCAACAACGTCGGCGCGCCGGACTATCAGCGGGTGATCGGCCGCTCGACTATCGCACCGGGATACATGCGCACGCCGCCGAACCACACTCGCGTCGAATTTCTTCCGACATACTTGGCAAAGGGTGCGCGCTATGCTGTCGTGATGCAGACTCCGGGCAATCACTTTGTTGCCTTGGTGCATAATAACAAGTTTGCGCAAGGCTCGTTGTTCACGTCGACAGATGGTGCGTGGGCTGCCGGCGATCTAACAAGAGACATGGCATTCCGGCTCAACTTTGCCAAGTTCAGGACGAACCGATGCACAGTGCAGTTGATTCCGCTTGAGTTGCAAAACGGCATTGCCACTATCGACCTGAACTATGATTCAACGAAGCCGCCTGGAACCTCGATCACGTTCGAGGTGCAGCCCAGCGGCAGCAGCGAGTGGAAGCCGCTTGGCTACTATCAGACCAATCCACTCAACGCATTGCCACCTCTGCTTCAGTTCCGTGTCACCTTCGTCGGCACTACCGACGAGATGCCCGGTATCGGGGTGGCATCCAACAGTCGTTCGTTGACTGAACGCCCACGCAAAGACTTCCGGCATGTGTCCACGGCGAGAACGATGCCAGTGGGTCAGCCAGTCAACACGGTCTACGTAGACTTCAGGTTGGAGTCGTGGCGTGGCGCGCCATATCATACGTTCTTGCCGAGGCTGCTGACCGGTGCCAGCTATGTCTCGGTGCGAACACCGTCGTTGATTGAGAACGAAGTTGATCCAGACGACCCAACGACGCTGATCATGCGTTGCACTTGGAATCTGGCGGCGCTCGGCGGCGCGCCGCTTACTGCCTACAAGATCAGGTGCGAGGGCACCAGCGACAACGAGCTTGCCAACTATCATGTCGGCGAGCGGATCGACGTCGGCGTATTCATCTAACAAGGAGCCAACATGGCCACGGATAAATATCCTAATCGAAATGTCAACGTGCCGTACAGCGAAGCCGATCTTCAGGCTGCTCGTGCGCGCATGGCTCCAGCTCGAACTGAGCCATCATATTCTCCAACACCGTCAGACGGCAAAGGCTCGCGGCGGCAAGTCGCGCAAGGTGTCACGATCGACGATCGAGTAATCATACAAGGAGGCCCTTCATCTCCGTCAGAAGATTCACCTCCGGACTGGAAGGAAGGAAGGGCGACACCGCCTGCCAGCTATGATCCTCTCAAGGTCTATGAAATCAAACTCGGCAAAGGCATCGTGTTCGCAGGGCGCATGCTTTCTCCTGGCAAGTCCTATCAAATGACAGGTGAGGCTTGCACCGAAGTCAGCGCAGCGGTGATCGACGCTGTTGAGCTTGGTGAGATTCCAGTTGATCCAGATGCGCAGCCAAGCAGCAGAGCAATTGAATTCAAAGGTTAAATCACCATGGCACTGAAGCGACTCGATGAAGAGTTCGACCTCAAGCCGGGCACGCAGCTTCTGCCATATATGCAGAGGCTGTTGCCATCACTGGAGGGCCGATTCCAATCATTGGAGTCGGAGCAGGATATTGTCAAGCAGCTGACAGAAGAAATCCGCGCTGCAGCATTGATGCGGATGAACGAGATATTGATACCGGCAACTGAAGATATCATAGCCGTCACCAAGCTCGGCTTCCTGCTCGGTCCGGTCTCGACACCGTACAAGATGGTCATGGGCTACATGGCGATCTTTATCGATGAAGGTCCGCAGCGCAACAGCTTCACGCCGTCACCATACTTGATCGTTGAACACTCTGTGAATGATTATGCCATCGCACGATTGATTGGCTATCATCAAGACGATGGCTTGCTTGAAATGGAAGTCACTGCGATACACGGCAACGCTGGACCGCATGATAGTTGGATGGTCTCGTCAACACCGGGCATGGCAGACTCGACCAAGATTTATCACGATGAAATTGCTCCGATGCACACCGAGGTCGTAGCGGACCACGCTGAGGTTGTGACATTGCACGCCGAAATCATGCAGGCTGCAGAAGACTTGGCAGAATCCGGGCTTGATCTGACATCTTACGTTCGCAAGGACGGCACGAGACCGTTCACGGCAGTGCAGCCCGGAGTGCATCCGGCGGCTGGATCAAACGATGTTTCGTTGACAACCACTGGATGGACACGCTCGCGCATCATCGAGTATACTTCCAATGCCGTGCAACGCGGCGGCGACACGATGACAGGCGCACTTCGTCTCAGTGGTCCGCCGACAGACAATCTGCATGCTACGACCAAAGCTTATGTTGATGCGGTGCTTGGTGCAGGCGGTATCGTCAATGCCAACTTGACATTGTCGACAGTCAGTCCAACGCTTGGCCTGCGAACCACGGGTGCAGCGCAGACCCGCGCCATTGTCGGGTTCAATCCGGGCGGAGCTCAACGATGGGCTGTCGTTCCTGGAGATTCCTCCGCTGAAAGTAGCGGCAATGCAGGATCGAACTTTCAAGTGGTTCGCTACAGCGATGCCGGAGCCAGCCTCGATGCGCCACTGACGATCAACCGTGCGACTGGTGCAATGGCCGTCAAGGCGCTGAGCTACACCGGAGGTCTCTCTGGGACTGGCAATCACGATGCGCTGAGCGGCGACATGTGGACCTATCGTGCTGCCAATACCGCGACTGGTATCCTCTGGATGAACGCTGCGAAATCGGCCTATCATCTTTGGGACGGAGCTACTCACCTTTTCGTAGGAGGAGGTCTCTCGACCAACGGCGGCGCGCTGAGCTGCGGAACGCTGAACTGCAACACCCTCTCCACCAACGGATACGGAGCGACGACGTGGGGCCTAACCTCGCACGGTGCGATCACGGTGAACGGGGCGGCCAACATCAACGGCGGCATCAGGATGGTCGGTGCTGGTTCTTGTGATCTCGAACTCTACGACAACGACTGGGGTCCGATGTGGCTGCACCACAACAACGACCTGATCGGATTCCTGTCGAACGGTCGTGGCTGGGTGATGTACACGACCAACGCCGGTCACATCTGGACGCCGCAGTACGGGTGGATACACGACTACGTCACGCAGACCGCCAGCAATTATGCTTGGTCTGCAGCGAACACTCGTTATGAGCAAGTGGTCAGGTCCACGCGATTAGTCTACGCCGGAGAGGGTGTCGGCAACGGAAATGAAAATTTCACGCACGGAGTCATGAGCGCATCAGGTTATGTCGACAGCGGCTACGGCTACGGCTCGGTTATCAACAAGTATCGCTACATACAAGTTGAAATCGGTGGCGGCTGGTATACAACGACTTACGCATAGGACAACAATGGACATCAGGGATCACGGAGACTTCGTCCACTACGATCCGCCAGATCACCCGCTCAAGCGGCACAACGTAGTGTTCTGTAAGCGCATATCTGACGGCCGCGATTGGTACGAGTTGGCCAGGGAGTTGCGCAAGACTGACACCATCAAGATGACTGTGAAGAATGTGGACGGCGACATGGTTGTGGTAGCCACGGCTCACGACGCCTCGATGTTGTTCCCGATCGACTGCAAGTTGATCGAGGTCAGCGGCGTTACCGAAGCGCACGAGGAGTTTCGAAACAAGCGGTTCGACGGAAAGAGTTTTCAACCGTGGACGCAGAAGCATCCTCCCGCTGAAATGATTGATGTCCTGATTGAAGAACTTGGCCTGGATCGAGCCAAGTTGCTTCAGAAATTCAAGTCAAGGAACAGGAGACGAGATGGCTGACGCAGCATTCTTTGAGGGAAGGCAGACGATCCCGCTGCCGCCGGGGCACGAGGTCTATCCGCTTTCAGCTCTGAAAACAATATCATCGAAGATGGAGATCAATCCGGTCGGGTCGGTCGTTGTCACTTCGATCGTTCAGGATCAGAACCTAGGAGACTACGTTCGTGAACTGCGTATTTTCTCTGCGCCGGTGACAGGTGCAGAGCCAGAGTTGATCCTGTCAGTACGCCTTCACGCACTGACAGTCAAGCAGTTGGAGATCATGACTCCAGCAGCACCTTTCTAGCAACAGGAGTGTAACCTCATGGCCGACCCTACCTTTGGCATAAGCATTCGACGTGTTGATGAAGGCGCGCGACCAGTCATGGCCGCAGACCTTTCTACCATCGGCATCGTGGGGCCAGCACCCCTCGCCGATCCTACCGTCTATCCGCTGGACACGCCAGTATTTCTGAACTCGAACGACTCGAGCAAGACGAAGAAGCTTGGCGAGATGGGTTATCTTTCCGATGCAGTTCGAGGGGTCAATGATCAACTCGGCGAAACTCAGTTCGCCGCGAGGATCGTGATCGTCAGAACCGCAGAGGGAACGGATCCAGATCCTGCGATCAAGCAGCAGCAGACCATCAGCAAGATCGCTGGTGATTCGCTGAACGGCACCGGCATGTGGGCGTTCTTGAAGTCATCTGCCAAGCTCGGCTTCACGCCTCGCATTCTGACTGCTCCAGGTTATACCTCGCAGATGGCCAACGGTGTCGGTGCCATTGAGCGGACAGCGCCTGGAACGAACTATATCACTGATCATCTCTATCCGGTCACGTTCAGCGCCGGTGGACCAAATGCAGTTCAGGCCGAAGGTCACGCTTTCGGAATGAGCAACGGTCAACTCGGTCCTGTCGAACTGGAACTTCCAGGTGCGTGGTACACATCGGCGCCGACGATCACTGCTCCGCCTCCCGGCAACAAGGCTAACTCTGCAGCAGTAGCGACGGGCGGCATTGGCTATCAGGTCGGTGAGCAACTGATGCTGCCGAACGACGTGATCCTCACCATTGCTACTATCGAGGCTGTCGGTGGTGCAGTGCTGACGGCGACCGTTTCTAGTCCCGGCTTCATCGTCGGTACGGAAACCCCTCCGGCAATTGCGCAGGCTCCGCTGTCCTCGACTGGATCAGGGACCGGCGCAGCTTTCACGATAACGTGGGGGACCACTGGAACGACGGCGACCTACACTTGCAGTCTCGTTACTGGTGCGAATCCAGTTGTTGCCGGGGCCACGGCGATCTGCAATCAGTTGATGGGCCACATGATCGTAGAGTCGGCAGGCTCTTCGATGCAGAACGACATCGACTGGCGCGAGACCATGCAGTCGCAGCGGCTGATTCCGCTGTCGGGTGGCTGTCGGGTCATGGACCCAGCTACGTCGTTCATCATGATTCGGCCGCTGGCCCCTCGCATGGCGGGTATCATGGTGGCGAGGGATCACGCTACGGGTGCGCCGTTCCACTCCGCGGCGAACCAGCCGGTGCAGGGCATCATCTCCCCGAACCGGGAAATCGGTTTCAGTCTCACCGATTCCGCCAACGAAGCGCAAGAGCTTCTTGCCTTCAACATCGGTGTTCTGATTCGTGGTGAAGTCGGCGACGACTTTGCCATTGCATCGGGTGGTTTCGTGTTGATCTCGACCGACAACGCCGGCGAGGACGAACTCTGGAGGATGTACAACGTCATGCGTGGACGTGACTATATCCACCTCGGGCTGCTCCGCGCATTGCGCTGGTACCTCGGTCGGTACAACATCATCGGCCATACCGTGCAGGCTATCTTGAACACGATGAAGTTCTTCCTTCGTGATCTGCATGCTGACCAGCACATTCTCGGATACAAGGTCAACTTCAGAGCAGAGGGCAATTCACCTGAACAAATTCGTTTGGGCAAGTTGACCGTCGGCTTCAAGGCGGAAGAGCCTCCGGTGCTCAAGCACCTGACCATCGAGTCGTCTCGCTACCGCGAGGCTATCGACGCAATGGTGGCGGATCTCGCCACTCAGCTGAACCTCGCATCGGTGTAACCCATCGATCATACGAAAGGATCTTCTTATGTCTCAGACGATCTACACGATGGAGTCCGCGAACTTGATTTGCGGGGACACCGGCAACGAGTCTGCACCCGGCATCAGCACGCACTTGGTTCTTCAGGAACTGAAGCTGCCGGGTCTCGAAGAGAACTACGTTGACCACACGCCTGGAGGTGCGCCGCTGGCGATCGAGATACCGACGCACCTGAACAAGCTGGAGGCGACCTTTAACTTGGCCGGGTGGGATCCGGACATCATGGTCTTCATCGGCCAGAACGCCCGGTCCTATCAGCGCTTCACTGCCTACGGTCTCATCCGTGACAGGCGAAGCGCTGAGGCGTTGCAGTCTGTCGCCGTGATCGAGGGGCGGATGGGTCGTGTTAACCCGACCGCCTTCTCGAAGGGCAACTTGATGTCGCACGAGTACAGCCTGCGATCGATCGTGCATTACGAACTCTACATGCAGGTCGAGCCTGACACGGAGCCCCTCGAGATCTACTTCTGGGACTTCTTCACCTCGACCCGGCGCATTGGTGGTGTTGATCTCAACGATGAGATGATCAGGCTGCTGGCCATTCCTGGCGTTGCCGTATGACGGTGAAGGAGATGATCATCATCCTGCAGCGGCAGGATGAGAAC